TTGCATCCCCATCGCCATGATTTCCGCCTCGGCGGCTGTCTTGGCTTTGTTGATCCCGCCGCGGCTGGCGTCCTGGGCGCCTGACACCATTTCCACGTCTCGAAGGATGTCCTGCGTGTCGTACATCTGCGGGTTGTAGGGCACCTCAGGCAGGTGGCCCAACTGGTTTTGCAGCGGCTGGTTCGGGTCGGCTGAAACGGCGATGATGTCCGTAGAGGGGCCGGCCTGGTTGATGCGGTCAACCTCTTTCGTTTCGATGCCGGACGCCTTGTTCAACAGGCGGATCGGCTTGTTCTTCCTGCGGTGCTCGGCGGCCGTGGTGCGACGGGTGTTGTACTCGTCAACCAGCTCCACGAGGTTGTCCACCAACGCACGGGGATACAGCGTGTCAACCACGCGCCACAGTTGCAGCGGAAAGAACGGGTACCACTGCGCCCCGAGGGACAGCGGCTGGAACGGATCGCGGCTGAACTCGTCAGCCCCGTGGCACAGTGTGTAGACGGTCAGGTCTTGCTTCGACCAAATCTCCCACACCAGCACCAATTCGTCGTCGGCGTCGATGCCCTTGCGCGCGTCGCCCTGCTGGGCCACGTCGTCGCCGGCCTCAGGGTTGCGGTATCGGGTCGCCTTCTTCGGTGGCTCCTTGCCCTGGAATGCAGCCTTGTACGCCCCGACCGTCATGTAGACGCCGTGAGCGATGGCCGAAGCCTGTGCGTACTCGTCAATGATCTTGACAGAGGCATCCAGAATGACGATGTGATCGGACTTCACGTTGTCGATCACCAGCCCCTCGGACACCACGACCTCGACCTGCTGTTCCAGCGCTGATAGCTGCTGCTTCAGCTCGGCCATCTTGGCGTGATACTGGGCGCACTGGCCCTCGTCCTTGGTGTCCCGCAGCAACTGCTCGATTTGCAGGATGTTGTCCTGCGTGTCGTCGATTCGGTTGCGGATCAGCGGATCGGTGCGCTTGTCCTTCTGGTAGGTCACCTTGACCCATCCAGTGGTGGCCGTGAGGGCCGAACGAACAGCTTCCTTGCCGCGCGCCTTGAGATTGGTTCCCCGCACCGCATAGCGGTTGAGCACCATCTCCAGCGTGCGCGAGAAGTCCCGGACCTGCTTGTAGTCCCCGGGATTCAGCCTCTGTTCGGGCTGCACCGCAACCTCGGGCGCCTTGGCGTAGATGTTCGGCTGAATGGTGCCGACCACCGACGCAATCAGGTTCACCCGGACAAGCCCGCCCTCGCCGTCGTCGCCGCACTCGCCGTTGACGTACTTGCGGTTGCGCTCCCAGCGCTTGCGGTCCTCTTTCCGCTCGCCGTGGAAGTACTCCAGGCGCTTGCGGAGCCGGACAGCTAGGGCGCGCTGCTGCTCATTGGCAGGCGGCCCACTCTCGGCGGGCTTTTCGTACATCGGTCAGCCGATCAGGCGATGGCGTTGACGAGGACAGCTTTCACGGTGCCCGCCGAGCGGGCCGTGCAGTTCAGGCGCACGAAGTTGCTCAGGGTGATGGACTGCACGTCGGCGCCAGCGGTCACGGCAGAGCCGACGTTGGTCCAGTTCGTACCATCGACCGAGGTTTGGATCTGCGCCGAGCCAGCGAAAGCGCCGCCAGGGGACACGATGTGGGCCACCACGGTTTCGCCCGGCAGGAAGCCAGTGCCCTTGGTGGTGATGGTGGAGCCGGCCGCAACAGCGGACAGGGAGCCGAGATCGAGCATGCGCATGGTGAACACTCGCGAGGTTCAGTTGAGACGGGCGCAGGCTAAGGGCGCCGCCTTCTTTCCATGCGATGTCATTCGCCTTTTGCGATGCTCCGCAGATGGGCCAGGTTGCCCTTGTGCTCAAGGTCTAGCGCAGAGTCCTTGCGCTTTGTTTGCTTGTGCCGCTTGGCCTTCAGTTTCGGCCTGCTCGCACGCAACCTGTCGGCTATCTCGTTGTCCTTGGCTCCGTACTTCATGCGCATGCTTCTTGGTGAGTGGTTGAGGGGCGAAGCAAAGCTAACCCTGTTCAGGTTGCTCTGCGTTCCTGCTTCCCGGAGCCGCGGCATCGGGTGCTTCGGTGCGGTCGATCCAAAAGCGCCGCACTTGCGATCCTTCGGCCAGCTTTGGACTGACCCCTGTTGGGCGATCGCATCACGCTAAAACCCACCATGCTGCATAACCCGCTTGCAGCCTGTCGCGCCGGCCAGCGTCGTAAACCAGACCGGCGCCGAGACGAGAAAGCCCTCAAGGCCTAGGCGTCTGTGGAAACAGCACAGCCCCTTTCGGGGAAACGCCTAGAGCTTGAGGGCTCTCAACATTGTCGCCGTTGCTGTTTCCAATGGCAAGCGCAGGATGCAAGCCGAGGCGCACTTCCATGCGATGTTCAGCCCCTGTACTTGCTGACCTGCTTTTCCCGCTTGGTGCGCTCCATCAGCCACTCGATGGTGCCGGGTTGCGGCTCGTCTCGCGTCGGGCGCTCCGTGTCCTCGCCGTTCTGTAGGCTGTCCATGCCGCGACCGAACAGGCTCATCACGTCCACCCCGTCGTCGTTCTTGCCGGCTGGGAACGACAGAAGCTGCCCATCCAGGTGCACTTGCCAGTCGTAGCCAAGCGCAGGCGCTGGGTGATAGACCATCCCCATGCTGTAGCGGCCCTGGATGCTTCTGGCGCGCGTTGGCTTGTCGGAGATGGACGGCAACCAACGCATGACCTGGTAGACCTTGCGCTCCTTCATGCGCTTCCTGAGCGATGGCTCGATGGCCCTGCGGATCACACCGCCCTCACCGAACCACAGCAGCGGCTTCCACTTGGCGGCCATGTCCAGCAGGGTTTCGATCCACACATCAGAGGCTGTCTGCCCGCGCCACCAGTCGAGCACAAAGCTATTGCCCTCAGGGTCTACACCAATGATCCCGTGTTCGGTCCAGTCCGGTTCGCCCTCGGAGTCGCGCTCGTCCGTCACGGCAAAGTCGCTGGCAGCGTAGATGCGCAGTGCCTTGGGCTTCGTCTCGTAGTAGCGGAACCACTCCCGCTTGAAATAGTCCCCGGTGTCTGGTGTCGGCTTCTGCTGGAACAGCGCCGACCAGGTGCGCGGGTTGCGCTTGAACCGCTCGAAGTGCCCATCCGTGAACCACTCAGGCCACAGCGGCTCGCCGATCTTTCTGCCCAACGGATCATCGGAGCGGTCGCAGATAGCAGGCAGGCACAGCACAAACCAGTCCAGCCCGTCGCGCCCGCGGATCATTCCGCTCTCGCCGGCCCAGTCCTTGGGGAGGATGCCGCCAGATAGATCGTCCTCATGCCAGCGGGTCTGGATGATCAGCGTCCAGCCACCAGGCATCAGGCGCGTCGAAATGTCGTCCTCATAGGCCTCCCGCGTCTTGCGCCGGATCGTCTCGCTGTCGGCGTCCTCGCGGCCCTTGACGGGATCGTCAACGATCAGCCCATTGGCGCGGTTACCCGTCATCCCCGACAGAATGCCGCCCGCCATGTACTCGCTGCCGTTGTCCAGCGCCCACGACTCCACCGATTCATTCCCTGCGGCAAGGCGAGCATTGAATATCGGCCCGTATTTCGGTTGCCTGACGATGGCGCGAACCCTGCGGGACTGTTTCTGAGCGATCGGGCTGGCGTAGCTCGCCATGATGATCCGCGTCCCAGGGTATTTGCCCATCGCGTAGGACGGCATCACGACACTGCCATAGGTGCTCTTCGCCGATCCGGGCGGCATGAACACCATGAGCTGACGCAGCGGGTCAGTCGGATCGATCAGCCTATCCAGGTGCCGCATGAGCAGCGAGTGATGCGCCGCCTGCTGCGTCTCGATCGGATGGAACAGCCACTCGTCCTCGTTCTCGGTCAGCGGCTTGCCCGGCACGTCGATGGCCTGAGCAAACTCCGACAAGCTGTTGCGCGCCCTCCTGCGGCGCAGCAACTCAGCTGCCGCGTCCTGCGGCGATAGCAGCAAGTTGCTCATCCGAAAGCTCAGCAGCGTTTGCAACCAACAACGGCCCGCCACCCGCACCAGTGACCTGTAGCGGCAGCACCTTCCCAACCAATGCCATGAACGCCTGCGGGTGCGTCTCAGCTTTCGCCGCGAGGTAGGCAACCCCACCGGCCTGATCAAGCGCCTCAAGGATCATCTCCTTTACTTCGCGCGTGATCTTGTTCTGCACACCTTTCTTGCGTCCCATGCCCGCTGCTGGCGGTTTTCTTGCACCAGATGGCAACACTTTGTTGTTTTCTTGCGTCATTTCATCCACCCACTTCCTCAACTTCCTCCCCGCCCACGGGCACAGTCACCCCCATTACCTGCATCATCTGGCGCTGGCGGAACATGTGCAC